CTGATTGTTGGCAGCATCGCTGTCGAAAACAACGATATTGCGATCAACACCAGCAGCTAGTAGAGTGTGCCATCCGTCATCATTCATCTTCTTGACGAATGAACCTTCTAGTACTTCCATAGCGCGACCGACTACGTCCCAACGAGCATCACGAGCATACTTGAGCAACCAGTCAACACTAGCACCAATATCATATGTTGGTACCATGACGTAATCGCTCTCGATATGACGCTCTGGAATATATCCATGGTTAGGAATAGTATAGGCCACAAAGTCCTTCTCTGTGCCTGGAGCAAGGAAGTCTAAGGGGAATTCTGGTGTGGCGCTTTGAGCCAAACGAATTGGTTCAAAAATGCCTCCTAGAATATCGCCGCTCATGATGCCCTGTCTGAGTGGTAGCTCTAGTGCCTTAGCAAACTCAGAGTTTGCAGCAAGAGCGACCTCTCGGTTCATTGAACCTGAACGAACTAGAAGATCTGTTAGTTCTGGTGATGGTTGAAAAGCTTTATTGTTACCTGACATGGGTTTTTCTCCTTAAGTTTTTTTAATTATAGGTTAACTGATACTTTAGCGTAGCCGTCGGCGTCTTTAGCACTCAAGAATTGACCAATCTTAACTGCATTACTAGCATTACTTGTTCCAATTAAACCGCTTGCACCAACATAAGCATCGACACCAGCGGAAGGTGTAGCACCAGAAACAAGCCTATTGGTTGTTACTTGACCTTGACGGAGCAAGGTTACTTTTCCACCCTTTTGTACTTCATCGCGATACCAATTGATGTGTTGACGAGTTAGATCAAGATCAACAACATCGTTGAGCAAAACGCCTACTGGCTTGCCAGAAACAGCGGCACCATATTCTACTACAGCATTAGCGTCATCCATAGAAACGCCGCTACCAGCTGTGACAACACAGGCTACCCCGCCTCTTTCGGCTATTGAATTCATGAAGAAGGATACGTCTGTTAACAATTCGATACGATCTGGTTTAAGAGCCATGTTTATTCTCCCTTATTGAGTGTTTTACCTAATCTACTATAAACAAATTCTACTAGAGCTGAGCGCGTTGATTCAATTATATTGTCGGCTTCTTGGCCACCAACACTTAGATCAACAGTCTCTTCTGTTTCAACACTATCTAGAACTGTTTCATCAATAGTAGTTGCTTCAGAAGCCTTTTTCTTTTCTTTCGTGTCTTTTTCTGACTTGTCTTCATCCTTGTTTTTTAGCCAAGGAGGCATCTTACCAGCAAGAAGAGTTGTCATAGCATCAAAAGACTCATCACTTAATGAATCAAATGTATCAGCAGCCGAAGAAGCTTCGTCATTGGCTAAGCCAGCTTCCATTAGCGAAGCCATTCTTTTCATTTTCTTTTCTTTCTTGGCCATTTCTTCTTCTTGCTTTTTATAACCAGCAATAACTTCATTAGCAGTTTCTAAAGCCGCTTTGAGATTTTTGTTCTCTTCATCTTTGGAATCTTCATCTTCTTTTATCTTCTTAGCAGCTTCTTCTTTTTCAGCCGTTTTGATAGCCAGAGTCTCATCGAACTCTGCTTTCATCTTTTTGGTCTCGGCATCTTTTTCTTCTAATTTTTTTTCTTTATCTTTAACTGCTGCTTCGAGTACAGTTGTTTTGCTTTGAAGCTCAGTGGCTAAAGCGTAGGCTTCCTTTACTGTATCTGCACAACCGGCTGACACGGATTCAACCTTGCTTTTAAGCTCAGCTACTTCTTTTTCTAAGTCTACGCTCATTTTATTATTCTCCATATTAGAGTTAAACTGATTATTAGATACACCCAAGTTAGCAAAAATGCTATTTTTTTTGTCCAATAAATTGTCTAAGTTAAAAATTATACTATCAGGATTTGCTGGCTTGTCAACAAAGCCCTTGCCAGAAAAGGTAATATTTCTAAGAACTCTACCTAGTTTATAGTTCTCATGTTGTCCTACACCACCATAGGCTCTAAGGTGTTTTGTTAGATAGGCTGTGCTATCATTTCTCGGTAAAATAGAATAATTACCAGAGGTAAGATCCATCAAGCCATAATCAAAGCCTTTAAAAAAGCATTCCATACTAACGTATTTTTTGCCTTCTTGAATTTCAGCTATTAATTTTTCTGATCTGGCTTTAAGATCATTGCTAGTAAAAGCTCTATAAATTACTGAGCCAGTTAATATATGATATTTTTCTGGTAAATTTTCTATAGGAGTATTTTCATCTATTAAGATACCATCTTCTGTAATTGGCCAATTAGAAGTGATATGCCCTATAATAATACTTTCATCGTGTTCTAAATTAGTAGGTTTGTCTTCTGGAGTTCTACGAGCATTCCATATTTCCTCTTTATCAAAAATATCATCATTTTTATTCCATGTAGAACTAACTAAAATAGATTGTACATAATATAAGTCTTCATCCTTATATGATGCTAAGCTTTGTAGATTTTTAGCTATAGAATGACCATAATCGCTCTCACAAGGTTGGATATGAGAAGCATAAGAAATTGATGCAGTTGATTGTAGTAGATTTTCAAGGCCGTCTGATTTTTCATAAGAATATATTTGCATAATTAACTTTCTTGTGAATATATATGAATATAGTAGGCTGCCTTAGCTTGTTTAAGTTCTTCCACCGTTAGTTGCTTATCTAGATCAGAACTCAGAGTTTTAAGCCATATGTTATACCCCATAACTAAGCTTTTGGTGTTTTTTTGGTCTATCTCGGCTAATCCAGACACAATATTGTTATCTGATAGATCTTCAAATGGAGCAAGGCTAAATAAAACTTTGTTCTTAAATGTGTCTACTTCTTCGTACTCTTTATTGGACAATGACCTTAAATTCTTTTTTTGGTAAAAATCTAATAAGATAGGATTTAAGCAAGAGTTAATCTTTTCTTGAGCTTCATTTACCCACATCATCAATTTAGCTCCCGTCTGCGGGGCAAATTCCTTTGGTTTTCTCTTTTCGGTATCTTGTGAATTTTTGGGTCTTCCTTGCTGTGGTTGGCCGGGCAAAGATTCGGGTTTCTTTGCCAACTGCGTTGGGCTTTTCTGAGGAGGCGAAGTTTGTTTTTGATCCATAGCGGCTTGCTCTCCACTTTTCTTTTTTTCTAATTCTAACCCGACTTGACTAGGAGCTACTATTCCTGTTTGCAAAGCAATTTTCTTTAATGCATTATCTAGTTGAGGGTCATGCCACGGACCTGATTTTTGTACCATTCTTTCGCTGTTCCTATCTCTTGATTCTCTATTGAGTCTATATCTCTCCATATCTGGATCCATACCAAAGCGAGTTTGTAGTAATTCGTCACTAATAAGATTTCTATCAACTAATTGTATAAGTAATGCTTTTTCTGTATCTTCATTACTAAGATCCATTCTATCGAATTCTATTTTAGCTGGATATCTAAAACCCATTGACTTTTGTACTGCTGCAATTTCTTTTTCCCAAAAATCTATTAGAATATCTCTACCATATTGTAAACGCTGAGTAAGAGTTTTTAGACTAATGAAATTATTGGTAGTTCCTGCTGCTCCAAATGTTCCTGTAAGAGTAGGAGGAATTCCTAGACCAGCATATACAGCATTTAAATGAGGAATATATTTGCCCTCACCTAAGAATTGATGAACATTAGTATTGCTTTCTAGTAGTTCTATGTCTGGACCCCAAACTAAATCCATAGTGCCTCCACCAACATTATTTCCTAAGATTTGAGATAGTTTTGAGGCTGCTGCCTTAGTGGGAGCAATCTTATGTTCTAGACTACCTAGCTTGAATATGCGAATATTAGATATTGCTCCATCAAGAGCTGCCATATCAGCTAGTTTGAGTTTTTCTATTACTGTTATATCATCCATGATGGCATAGATCATAGGAAATGCCCATGTTTGCCAATCGTCTTTTTTATAATGGAAAACTGATATCTTGTCAGGATCTAATGGATATGGTTTTTTGGTTTTGGCTGCTTCTACAATTTGTGCTGGTAATTTAGATACTATATCTTTTTCATTTTGACTTTTTGGACTATTAATAATTTTACGAAGTCCTGCCGGTAAAACTAACTCATATCTTTTCTCTGATACGAAAGATGAGAGTTGTCCCGCTGACACTTCAACAAACACAGGGTCAAGAAAAGTATATCTCCAAGGAATTTCTCTTTTTTCTAATTGAGACTCTTCTAAATCATTAAGAACTAAGTCTGGAGCGGCTACTGCTCGATATAATTTATCCGCAACTTTTAAACTTAGTTTGGCTGTTTGTCTATTTATGACAACATTACCTGTTTTGTATAGATTGTTTAAGAATCTTTCGCTACGATCTTTACCTCTTACTCTTTTGAACCACTGTCTATAAAATCTTTCTATTCTTTTATTTTTATGTACTAGTCTTATGCCTTGAGCTGCAAAATCTCCCATAAGATCAATAACATTTTTTACTAAACCAACTCTCTGATAAATATCATCAGCTCTTCTAAGAATAGATTTTGTTCTTGTTGGAACTGCTTCATCTGGCCTAAAATAATCATAGTCTGATCTGGTGAATCCTGGCCTGCCTCCAACGCTAGGAGCCAAATTAGAAAAATCATAGCCATATCGTCTAGAAGAAGCTTCTGCTTTCTGAATACCCACAAACTCTTCTAAAGAGCCGGAGGTGGCGTCTAAGGCTTTTTGGCGACTATCAACATCGTCTCCCCACGTTACATAAGCCGACATATCGGCCAATTCAGCGTTTTGGATGCTTTCACTCTTAGGATATTTTTTAGCCATATTTTTAATACAATTGTAATGGGAATGGAAAACTATTGATTAGTACACCTATTAAGACTTATATACTCCTTTATATATATCTTCATTTGCTCCTGATGTGAACCATTCTGGCCCTTTATACATTGTGGCATCCTGAGATGATACTATATTATTTCTAAAGTCACCAATCATATTGTATTCTACTGGCTTTAATGTTCTATTCATTTGTCTAGCAAGCATATTTGCTATAACTAAAGCGCTATATCTATCTTTGCGCAATCTTCCCTTTTTGCCTCCAGGAAGTTTAACCTCTGGAGTATCCCATCTGTCTCTAGCGTTGGGTCCGGTGCTAGTTTGTGTCATAACTATAGTGGTCAATTCATTTTTAAGTTCTTCTATCTC